TAGATTTTTTGCGTGGGTGGTCAACTTTATCATTTTTCATAATCTTAAGTTCTGTTAATTCCTCAAACAAAAGTTCGATAGCAGGCATAGCAAGTCTTTCTTCATATACAAGCATAGCCATATCCTCGTAGTGTTTCTTTGCCACAGATACAGTTTCTGTTTTCATACCTACCGCCTGTAATTCATTTTGAATATCAAATGACTGCCAACGGTCAAATGTAACTAAACCAATATTAAATCCGAGTCTGCGTAGGTTTTGTATCCACTGCTTTACCTCAGATAAATTTACTGGACCTTCTACCTTCGGCTCCCACCATGCTACAGCGTCTACAACTACTACTGGGGATATCTGCTCGTAGTCTTTAATTACCTGCACATTAACCCATTTCTCAACATGTGCAATTGCTACTGCACACTTGTCATGCTTTTGTGCAAGGTCAGCATGAACAAAATAAACCTTTTCTGGATCTGGCTTAAAGTTTTCTTCAAACCTTCTGAAGGTATCAAGAGGATTTCTAATACTCATACAGGCTCTTACTTTATCCGCCTGCTTAAAAAATGCATCAGAAGCATATGTAGGAACGCAAGCAAAACGCATCATTGCATCTCCAAGGTCTGTCATAAAAGCAATCTTAAAATCATCAATTTTTCTTGTTGGATTTACTTCCCATGTTGGTCTTTTGATAGCAAATACTCCAGGGTACTTGTATGATTTAATATGATCTTCATCCCAAGCAATGTCAAACCAATTATCTTTATCATCTTCAGGAAGTAATGGATTAACAATAAATCTATGTGTTTTTGACACTGTTTCTTTTTCAGCAATTACTGCTTCATACCGCTCAGAAATAAAATCTCCGTTGTATCTTGGGAATGAAAGAAGAACTACTTTGCCAAGATCTGGGAAACGAGAATCAACAGATCCACGGAAAGCCTTATAAATATTATCTGCTGTTTTGCCTTGCTCATTACCTGTTGCTACTTCAGATGCAAAACCTGAAATCTCATCAAGAACTGCAAGCAAAAGATTAAGTCCCTCATGTGATTCTCTTTCTGAGTGACCAGAGTAAACGGTTACAGACTTATCAAAACTGATAGAGTCTACCTTTGCTTCATACTTACCAGCAAACCATGGTGATCTTTCAATCTTTGATTTAAAGCCTTTAAAGAAAACATTCTTTGCTTGCTGTGCGTTAATGGCAACATTGATTAAGTCTATAGCGTCTCCAGATGGCTTTCCGAAGTATTTTGCAGGGTCCTTAAGACAAAGTAGTTTGTAAACAATATAAGCACAAGCAACAGTAGAAGTAAAATCTTTACCGCTACCCTTCCCCAGTTGTAAGATGATTTCGTTCTTTGTATATTTTTCAAAATACTTTGCCCCCTCTTCTTCACCCATTATTATTTTAAGATCTTCTTTTCTATAAATCTGACTCATTGCTTCAACAATGTCATATTGAATATCTGATAAACCAGGCTGCCCCAAATAATCTGGTGACTCAACAAATGTTTTAGCGTCTACTGGAGTTTCTTCAAAGTGGTTATCGGCAAGAGCCTCAAGAAAATCATCAAACTTCATGGACAATTGTAATCACTTCATCCTTTTTAGCAATATCAGAAAGTCTACGCATAATCTCATCACGAATTTCTGGATGCTCAGACGCTATATCTCGAAGAATTGCCATAAGAACTTCTTGCTTCTTTTCAATTTGTAGCATCTCTTCTGCTAATTCTTTATTCTCAAGTAGTCCTGCTTTTTGTAACATATCAATTCTCTTAGACTCAATGTCCATAACTAGTTTAATTGCAGCAGTTTTTGCGCTAAGATTATTGGTCATAGATGCTTCATCAATAACTTCATAAGACTTACTAATCAACTTGTTGTAATGTGTATCTGCAACAGCAAGTGCTTCTTTAGCACGAGCACGAATTGCATCGTTAGCAGAAGCCATTACCTTCCACTCATTAATATGTTGAACTACACGAGTTCTTGGAATGGCAAGATCTTTAGAAATTTTAGTTGCGTCGTTACCTTTTAAATATTCTCCAACAACTATATTGATCTCATCTAGATGCTTAACTAAATCTTCTTCAGTCGACATTTCTTTCCTTTGCTATTTTTAAAAGTACAAGGTAGCCAATTAAATCGTCTATATCGTTGTCTCCTGGATACTCAGAGCCTTTCATAAGTCTGCTTAACTTATCATCAATACGAACATGTAACTGTTCTCTAGGATCTGATTTGCTAAAAATTCTTACAGGGCTAAGTGCAGAATCTCCATAAGCAATATTTTTATCTATCAACATTTTTGCAATGTTATGACATGTATCTAAAATTTGTATCCCAGACGGGGCACCAGTAGAATGCAAATACAAATCTTGACAACTAAAATTTTTAACATCTGAGTATACTGGTTCTGGTCTCATCGCTTTGACTTCCTTAATCCAAACTTGGCAAGGTATACATAAACAGTTTCCACACTAACCCCACATTCTTGTGCTATGGCCTCTGGAGTTTTTTTATCAATATGATATCTTTTCTTAAGCCATAATTCATTTGTATATAGTTTAGCAGCCATAGCAGTTCCTGTCAAATCGCCTTATCCCAATTATTTATTGCCCAATGTCCTATCCCAGCAGAGTCAGCAACATCGTTATCTGTTATTTTTTTATCATAAATAACATCTAATAATTTAATCGTTCTTTGCTTTCTAAAATCTCTTTCATATGTTTTATACCAAGAAGTTGACTTGTTCGGATTTAATGATCTTATGTGTATCTGTTCTTCCTTAGTTAATTTTTTATTTCCTAAATAAGATTGCCAAGTAATTGGCGATACCTTTCCTATAATGTTGACACCAGCCAGACCAGCACCACCAATTATTGCACCCTGAACAAGAGCAAGATCTGCAGCAGTTTTCGGGGAATTCATAAAAACAGTATGTTCAATTACGATAGCCTCAACAAGATTATAGTGCTGGAATAATGCTTTAGTTTTTTTATTTGCATCTATAACTTTTTGATATATATCTTTTCCCTCAAAAGTAATTTTGCCATGATCTGATAAATTTTTATACGAGTAGATAGTAAAAGCCAAACTGTTAGTGCTTGCATCAATAGCACAAATAACTCCAGGCTGAACAGATAGTTCTGGCCTAAAATATCTATCTGTTTCTTTTGCTTTTGTCATTAGACATTCCTTTTATTTGTCCTAAAGTTTTTTTAACATCGTTTGGATTTATGTTACAGTTATTGCATAAAACATCATCATTATAAATAGATAGTTTTTCATTGCATTTTTTGCAGCGACGATCTTTTCCTTTTCTTTTTTGTCTTCTTAAATGGACATATCTTTGTGAAATTTTTTCTTTTGTTGCAAGTTCTCTACAACTATCAGAACAGTAAATCTGATAGGAAACATTAGAAATAAAGTTAGACTCACACCATTTACATGTCTTCATCTTTCAGCAACTCCAGAGGTTTAAGTTTAATTACCCCTGTCTCTGCTTCAGCACATGCTTTTTGAATTGGACAAACTTTACAGATCTTAGAATTGGAACGATAAGGTTTTTGTGGCAACTCTCTATCTTTCCAAGACTTGTGTACTGTTCGCATCCAATCAAAAGCCTGGTCTACCCACCGACGGTAATGATCGTTTACTACTACAGGCAAAGTTAACAATTCATGATTATTTTTATTTTCATAAATCATTACACCCTTACCAATTTTCCAAACCTTCATATAGATTAATAATTGCATAAGATGACCCATCTTAGGCTTTCTACTATTCTTTTTATATTCAAATCCTTCATTAGTTATTGTTTTAATTTCACCAACTAGTCTTTCTCCATTATAATTAAGCATAACATCACCATAACCATCAAACGGAGGATCTTCTGTCTTAACTCTAAATTCCATTGATGGATGTGTTTGCTTATTATATTTTCTTGGAAGCGGATCCATTTCCATGTCTTGATCAAGAAGTCCAGACGCTTCTATAGCCTCTTGTATTCTTTCATGTCCGAGAGTTCCATTAGTTCTATTAGCAACACCGTATGCGTCAGAGTTGTCATAATGCACTGCTCCATCAAACGCAAGGTACCAATATCTTGGACACTCTCCAGCGCCATATGTTAGACCAGAAGCAGAAAAGTTATTCTTTTTAGTAAACTTTGGCTTTGTTTTTGTTAAGTATCCAGACTCTATTTTTTCAATTAAGCCCTCGATGAAACTTCCGTCTTCACCATTGCTTGTAGTATTATTTTTATTTGAATCTTTTATCATTACTTCTTTTAGTAAATTTTTCATTATTATCCTTTGTTTGTATAATTATATCAGATATCAGCGAGTTATGTATTTGAGTGCAGAAACAAGATTATTTATAGACTCTGCTGCCGTATAATAAATGTTCTTTTTGCCTCTGTCTGACTTATCCACATTGGCCATCCATGTTGCTCTAAATGCCATTTTGGCTGCAATTGCCTGTAGTCTTACTATCTCTAATGTTGCCACATTCATTGGGATGTCTGGCTTAATAATTATCTTAGCAATAAATGTAAGGGCTGAGGTTAACTCATCATCCTCCATATATTCTGCTATTTCTGACAAACCGTTAATCATTTCTAATGTTGTATTATTCTGTTCCATTATTCACCATCTGTTCTAGTAGTTCTAACTCTATTATAGCAAGTCTTACCTTTTTAGACCCCTCGCCAAGTACCACTACGATGGCTGGATCATTGCCATTTCGTATAGCATCTGTGGTTGCTTTAGCCCATACATCCTGATTTAGTGTAAAAGATTTTGAGTTTTCTTTAAAATCTACAGTAAAGTTTACCCAAGTAGCATCGCCCTTCTTAGTATTTCTACCAGAATTTTTGTGCTGCTTTGCCCCTAACCTTTTACTTTCGTTTTTTTCAGTCATTTCTTTTGACTTTCTTATATCCAACCTTAAACAATTGAACTTCTGATAAATGCTTATCTTGACACATCCAGGATGCCATCCCAGTTGATATGTATACCCTGATAGTTTTTACTTCTTTTTTACAAGTTTTGCAAGGAAATTTTCCTTCAAATATTGTGTACTTATCCACTGATCTTAGTCTTAATCATATCTTGTAGATCAAGATCCTCTCTTACTCTATTAACAAATCCATCTCTACCCTGAACCTTTGATCCATCTGGGAGAACATACCACGCTCCAGTTCTTTCAACAATACCAACTAACTCAGCAGTGTCAACAAGATCAGCGACCCCATCAATGCCCAAAGTATCGCCTCTAAAATAGAAATCATATTCACCAGACTGAAAAGCAGGGCTAGTTTTACTAAATTGAAGTTCCCACCTAATCTTTCTACCAATCTTCTCTTCAATAGCCTTGTCACCAACATATATCTTTCCTTTCAACGCTTGATTATCTGATTCAGATGAAAATAGTTTAACAACAGTAGAAGAATAAAACTTTGTAGCCTGACCACCAGTTGGTTGCTGGCTTGTGTACATTGCATTAATATTATTTCTAGATTGAGAAATAAGAATTAATAGTGTTGGCTTAACCTTATTATTTGCATAGTTAAGCATCTTCCAAGCGTTACTAAAGTCACGAGACTCTGCACCAATTTGCTTTGTATTTTCTAACTGCTTTAATTCTGATGAATCTTTTTCAAAATAAATTGCTGGAAGCAAAGAGGTAATTGAGTCAACAACAATTATATCAACTCCAGCCTCAATTAGGTTTACTCCAACATCGACCATTTCATTAATAGTTCTTGCTTGTGAAACAATTAGTTTTGAGGTATCTACGCCTAACTTTTCTGCCCACTCTTTGTCGTATGACATTTCTGCATCAATCCATGCACAGATCTTTCCTTCTTTTTGCGCTAAAGCAATTGTTTGAAGGCATAAAGATGATTTTGCGCTTGACTTACTTCCCCAAATGAGAACTTGTCTACCGTAGGGCAGGCCACCATTTAGTGCACGATTTAACCCAAAACTTGGTGTTGCTGCATACTCTGTTTTTGGTACTTCATCACCTACAAGAATATTCTTTCTTAATTTTGGATTTAGTTGTGCTAATACATCTTCAAGGCTAACTGACATTTATATCCTCCAATATTACTGTACCGTCTTTAGTTTTACCTAATTCAAACTTATATGCATGGCCTTCTTCAATCTTCATGTATGCTTTGGCAAATGCAGTAGGAAATACTGTTACTGGATGAAGTTCTCTAGATGTATCTGCTAGAGTCAGCGATGCCATCTTCTTTCCTGCTTTCGTTATCCTAGGTTTAAAGGATACCACAAACAACTCATCATCCTTGTAAGGCAACATTCTATAATTTAAAAACTTAATCAATGCAGCATCTGAATTTTTTATCTCGTCCACAGGAACAGCACTGACAATTCTATTATCAGAACAGAGTGCAATATAACTTCGTCCAGCCTCAATCGTAGTTTGCTCTTCATCAAATACACCAATACTTCCTGTCTTATCTAAGATTTCAACACGAGACCAACCCTTACCACGCTTAATACCTTTAACCATTCCCATAAGAATGAATGATCCCTTTTCTTCAAAGTCTTCTACAGGATTTATAAATGCGTGATAATGTGATGGAACTGTTTGTGTAAATTCTGGTAAACCTAAATACTCATAAAGATTTTCTCTTAATTCATCATCATTTCTTGGATTATCTGGGAATGTTGCAGCACCAATAATTCTTAGGGCTTCAAGTGCTCTGCTGTTGACTCCATTACCTTTCGTAAATGTAAAGGCTTTAACTTCCTCGAAAGACTTAAAAGGTCGTGCCGATATATATCGTTCTGCAATCTTATCAGAGATAAACTTGATCCCCGAGAGTCCAAACCGAATACCCTTACCCTCAATTTTAAAATCAATATCCGAATCGTTAATGTGAGGTAGTTTAATGCTAATCCCCATTCTTTTCGCTTCAATAAGATATTCAGTTCGTGCATCCTTGTCCCTTTCATTTTTTAGCAATGAGTACATAAACTCAATTGGATAATAATACTTTAGCCATGCCGTCCAATACGAGAGCGTAGAATAAGCAACCGCATGAGACTTGTTGAACGAATAACCCGCATGCGCTTCAAAGTCATGCCATAAATCACGAGCCTGATTAGGACTAACAAACTTAGAAGCACCATCAACGAACCTATCACGAAACGCATCAAACTCTCTAGCATCCTTCTTTTTACCAATGATCTTACGAACCTTGTCGGCCTCAGACCATGACATTCCTCCTAGTTGAACACAGGCTTGCATAACCTGTTCTTGATATAGGATACACCCATATGTTTCTTCTGTAAAAGGCTTCATAGTTTGATGAAGGTAGTTTACTGCCTGTCTGCCGTGCTTACGCTCAATATAATCTTTACCGATAGTGTTCATGGCACCTGGACGAACAAGAGCATTTGATGCTGAAAGTTCTGCTAGATTTTTTACACCCATCTTTACAAGAAGGTTTGTATATGGTGTTGCTTCACATTGGAAGACGCCCTTTGTGTACCCTTCAGATAACATCTGATAAACCTTTTGATCTTCCATGTCTATGTCTAAAAGATTAATATCAGTACCTTCTCGTTCCTTAATAATCTTTAATGTATCATTAATAACGCTTAAGGTTTTAAGACCAAGTGCATCGATTTTGATGAGTCCGATTTTTTCAGCCTCTTCCATGTCAACCGCCACAACTGGTATGCGATCATCGCTACCAGGAGAATTGCGTGTTTCCATCGGTGCGTACCTAAAAATAGGATTTTTACTAGTGACAACACCAGCAGCGTGAATGCCAGTACCCCTAATACGACCACGAAGTTGTTCTCCATATTGTTCCACCTCTGGATATTTTTCTCTAAACCAAGCAGTAGTTTTTGATGAACAATATTCATCCCAAGTGTCTACTAACTTTAAAACTTTATTGACATCTACTAATGGTATGTTTAATGCACGAGCAACATCTCTTACAACACCCTTATCTTTAAATTCTAAGAATGTAGCAATAGATGCAACATGCTTATATTGTCTAACAAGATAATCTTTTACTTCATCACGACGAGAATCTTGAATATCAGTATCAATATCTGGGAAGTCATTACGCTCTGGATTAATAAAACGAAAAAACAATAGGCCATGTTTTAATGGATCAATATCAGTAATACCCAGTGCGTAACACAATAAAGAACCAGCAGATGATCCACGACCTGGACCAACCATGATGCCTTCTTTTTTAGCCCATGAAATCATGCTTTGAACAACAAGGAAGTAAGGTCCAAAGTTTTTATCTTTAATAACCTTTAGTTCTTCCTCAAGTCTATCAAGATATTCTTGATTAGTATCAAGACCCTTATCCTTTAAGCCCTCCATAGCAAGTTCTTTTAATTGCTTATCTGGATTTTTATATTGAACTGGCAATAGGTTTAGTCCATCTTGTATATCATAGTCTTCAATCTTATTGGCAAGGTCGATTGTATTTTCATAAATATCAGTTCTCCATACCGCCTGCTTTTCCATAGCCTCTTTGATTTCCTCATATGACAGTAGATGGATATCAAACTTATTAAATGACATCTGTCTGTCTGCACCATATAAGTAATCTAGTCGCTTCATTAAATCGCCTTGCTTTTTAGATTTTTCATATGTAGCATCTTTTTGAATCTTATTAGAATAAGTATTAAGAATTAACTTTAACTCTTGAATCTCTTTTTGTGATTTATCAACATGATGACAGTCTGGAGTTACAATTGGCTTAATCTTAAATTCATCTGCTAACTGTAGAATTGTTCTGTTAATTGATTCATCGTTATGTGGCATAACCTCAAGATAATAATCATCACCAAATTCTTCTTTAAACCATTTAATATATTTCTTTGCCATTCCAAGTTCGCCAAGTTCGATTGACTTAGCAACAATTCCACTTGGACAGGCAGAAGACACAATAATGCCTTCCTTATATTTAGACAAAACTTCAAAATCTATTCTTGGCTTCTTATAATAACCTTCTGTCCAAGCAATTTCGTTTAGTTTATTTAAATTTTCTAAGCCTACCTTGTTCTTGGCTAGAAGGATTATATGGTTATAAACCATATCTAATTGATCGGTTCGTTCGCCTTTATCTCTTTGATCAAAGCGATCTTCACACATATAACCTTCTATGCCAAGAATAGGCTTTATACCACTTGCTTTAGCAATACGATACATTTCTCTGTGGCCAGAAAGGGAGCCATGGTCTGTAATTGATACTGCAGGCATACCCAACTTTATAGCACGGTCAACATATTCTGATGGCAACCCAATACCATCGAATAGTGAAAAGTGGGTATGTAAATGAAGTGGTACGTAGTTCATCTACTACCAGTCGATGTTCGTCGCTGATGTAGATGAAGGCGAATCAAATCCTAGATAGAATGCTTCTTGTTCCGCATATGGAACACGACGCAATGCCTTCTCTAGTGGATATGGTTCAATGCCTTCCCAGTTAAAAGGCTCCTTATCTGGAGCAGAAGGAATCAAAGTGTATGATGTTTCAGTTCCCTGACCATTACGCTTTAACTTCCAAACAATGTTTGAGATGCTTCCTGTTTCAAGTGCATACTCACGAATAGTATTAAATGCAGATTGCTTGCTTACTCCCATAGACCAAATTGCAACATAGGGCTTTTCCTCAATGCCGTCGTCTACAAGAACATTACAGTAAAAACGAAGACGACCACGCCATCCGCTATTACCCTTTGGATCCTTACGATACATCTCTTCAGCCCAGTCACGACCTTCTGTATCAAGTGTATCTACAGCCTTACGCTTGTAGTCCTTTGGATTTGTATGTTCTTTAACAACAAGAGCAAGGCCACGCTTCTCGTTATAATTTGCTGAGTCCTCATCCAATTCTTCAATGAATCGAATCTTTACTGCTTGTCCATCAGCCAACTTTAGCCAACGAACCTTTGGACCTGTTTCATCTGTTTTCTTGTCGAGCAGGGCATTGATGTTTTTTAATCCCTTAATAACGCTCATAGTTTTCTCCTTTGTTTTCTCTAGTTTAGCATAGACAGTATTGATTTGTCAAATTGGTATTCCAATTCTTTTATTGACTTATCGTCCATATCGCCTATATCTTTATATTGTTTATCTAAGTTAATTACGGTAACACTCCCACTTAATCTTTCGACTATCTTTTCTTTCATGTTACCGCCTGCCTCATCGTTATCAGCAATAATAATTATATCACTAAAGTACCTTTGAAGCAAATCTATTTGTTTGGATGATACATTTGCACCCAATGTAGCGACTGCTGGAAAACCAACCTGATCTAATCTAATGGCATCAAATGATGATTCCACTACATAAACCTTAGATGCAGTTTTAACTCTATTTAAATTAAATAATAATTTAGATTTGGGTAGTTTGGTCGTATTCTTAAATTCTTTACCTTCAACTGATCTTGCTACAAAGCCAACACATAAACCTTCATGGTTATATACTGGTATTGATATCATGTCCTGATTTTCAGAGTAACCAAGTTTGAATTTAATTACAGAATCTTTAGTAATCTTTCTTCTAATAAAATAATCTTTTGCTCTTTCAGAAACTAGTGCTTGTTCGTGCAATCTATCTACAACAGAAATATCAAACTCTGTCCACTCTTCTTTTTCAACTAACTTATAATTTACCTCAGATAAAATATCTGTTTCAACCTCTTTACTCTTAATAAATCTAACAGCCTCAAAATATGTTCTATTAGAAAAATGCATTACAAGTTCTACTAAGTCTGCCGTCTTGCTGCAAGAAAAACAAAAAAACAATCCACTAAACTTATTTATTTCTCCAGCAGGTGTTCTATGGTTTGAGTGAAACGGACAAAATACTATGTACTCAGACTCTGCTTCTTTTTCTACAGTTATGCCAGATCCTGCGAGTACTCTTTTAACTTGGCTGGTTGTGTATACACTGGCTTCACTCCGTCTATTCCTAGTATCCATTCTGCTTTCTTTCTCCCAATATATATTCCGTATACGCTTAATGTAAATTCAAAGTAATTTTTGTTTTCATTATATGATAGTGTAAATTGTGGATCGATGTCAAATTTTGGAACATACCCAGATAGTCGCATTTCTGATACCAATAGTCTGATATATTCTTGCTGTAATCTGTATATTGCAGAGTCATCATTGATGACCCCATTTAAACCAAACCTTTTTATGGGTTTGTGCTGATATGTCTCCATACCGCATATTATACTGTCTTATCTTCATAATCCTTATATCTGTAATATCCCTTGTCAAAATCAGCCTGAACTAAGAATTCTCCCATAAAACCATTACGGTTCTTTCTAAATACGCATTCAATAATGTCACTATTTGTACCTCGCCCAAGTGCCAAAACCCAGTCAGCATCGTAAGCAATCTGCCTTGACCATGCTGTTTGACCAAGAGTTGGCACGGTTTCAAGTTTGGTTACATCGTCAGGAGTAGCAGAAGAGATAGCAATAATAGGAACCTCTTCTGAAATAGCCATCAACTTTAATTCACGAGAAAGATTCTTCATGCGAACAGTTTCATTATCTGACTTTTGATTTGGACTCATGAGTTGCAAATAGTCTACAATAACAAAGTCTGGTTTATATTGATCAATCTTTCCACGAAGAACTAATGGATTAATATCTCCACCAGTGTCGTTTGAAATAATATGAAACTCTGGTCTACCCTGAACATATTTAGTGTGCCAGGACTTTAACATGTCCATCTCAACTTCACCAGCACTTAATTTACGATGTGACCAAACTCCCTCCCCCATAATTGCAAATACACGATTTCTAACTTCAACCTCAGACATTTCAAGACTTATGATCATTGGGCTACGACCCTGTTTCCAAGCCTGTACAGCGAAATAGAGAGATAGCCAAGACTTTCCTATACCTGGATATGCAAGAAAGACTCCTAACTGCCCTGGCATGATTCCAGAAGGTAGGTAGTTGTCAAATCCTGGAAGACCTGTTTTAATTCCTATAGCGCCAGCCTCTTGTTGCTTCTTTAGGTTTTCAAAATATGCAACTGCTGAATCTAAATCAGTAACATCAATATCACGAATGGCTGCAGTATTTTTTCTAAGTTCTGCTGTTTTTGTAATTAATATTTCTAATGCCTCAACACCAAGACCGCCTTGCACATCTGTCGCAGCAGATCTAATAATATCCTTTAAACTATTTGTAAGATACTCTGCCTGTAATTCTTCAAGATGGTGTTTTGTTGACCCAACCCCATTAATAGGTTCAAAGTCTCTAAACTTTTCAACTACTAACTCTGATGGAGGTACTGTTCCATTATGCTCATAATACTTTCTTATAAACTGCCAGACATCCACATGAGTGCTGAGTATGCTTTCCACATTGGCCTGTAATAATACATGAGCCTGCTTATCTTTTAATACGGCTGAGATTAACTTTGATTCTGTATTATTCACTCAACCACTCCTTAGCCATCTTTCTACGCTCTTCTCGTTCCTTTAAATCCTTGTTCTGCTGTTCTTTTGCTTCTAGTATATCATCTGCCATATATGCAAAATTATTCCAGGACGGACTTTCGCTAACTTCAAAATAATATTCTAGTAAGTCATAGCAAACTTCTAGTCCATAAGATTCTATTAAGGCATCGGCAGACCATTGCTCAACCCACTTGTTATAGCGTGGCTCTTGTCCCAGTTTAAACTTATAGTGTTTGTCAAACCTACTCAACAGAGCAAAACGCTTCTGTTTATTAGTCACACTATTCGCTTTCAGATAGTTCTAACTTTGCCTCTGATATTTTTGTTGTTAATTTATCTTCAACAAACTTATAGACACGCTCAAAAGCCTGATCCGTATTTTCACCATCACGCTTTGAATCTATTACACCTAGATCTAGTCTAAGTGATTGAAAATTTCCAAGATTTAATGTGTACCCCAGCGTTACTGATACTTTTGTTTCTTCCATTTCATACCCTTCTGTTATATTGATTCTGACCAAATTGGTATAAACCTACCATCTTCAGTCTTCGTATATGTCAGTATACCATCTCCCATTCTTCGTGTCAACTCAGCCTTTGTGGGAGTAATATCATTTGTTATTAAATTATCTTTTCTTGGTCTACCAATATGATATGTAGAAAGTATATCACGAATCTGATGAACTGTCGATTCTGAATAATATGACCTTATTTGCCATCCACGCTTTCCACCTTTTTGACACCCAACTGGTTCTGGGATAATTCCCTTTTTAATAAGAGATGGCATATATTTTTTATGCCTATTCATTAGTTGTGCTGTTTCAGAAATAGTATACGCTCTTTGTCTTTTTGTTTTAAAATCAGAAATTAAACAACTTTGTAATAAATCTTTTGTTATATTATAAATAGACATAATCCCACTTGATCTGTTATAATGATGCACTCTAACTAAATCACCATTTAAAAACCAGATTTTTTTACTTCCAGTTATTACAGGAGCGAGATTGTATTCTTCGCTCTTATTTTTTCTACCGCTAGTAACCATTTTCCCTCAACTGAGTTTTCTGGTGGATGATAAAAAACTCTTGTTCCACAATGTAAACAATATGTCTCAATATGTGATATAGAATTATAAACTCTATCAACAAACATTTTTCTTTTACATTTCTTGCATGGTATCATTAATTGGGTATCCCTATTATCATTAGGTTTACCCCCACAGTTGCATCTCCGCCTTCATAAAATCTTACTAGACCAGTAACTTTTGTTGTTGTTGGTGGATCAATTACAACAGAAACATTTTTACCAGCAACCGTTCCAGTAATGTTTACTGGTGTTGCCGTTACAATTGGTGGAAACTTAAAATCAGCATAATCATAATCAAAAGAAACAGTGTCCCCAGGCTTTACTGTTTGCGTTGTTGTTACTTGCTTATATCCTAAAACTATTTTTGCATTAGACGTTTTTTCTGTTTCTGAAGGTCTTCCAGGAATATCTAATGTTAAATATTTATAAGTGGTAGATGGAATGCTTGCAGACAAACTATTGATAGCGTCAACCATACTATAAATGTATGTTACATCAAGCGGTTGTCCTCTTTCTGGTAATGGAATTTTTGCCATAATTAAATATTATACCATTAAATGGTAGTTCCTCCTGTATATATACTAGTTTTATCACTATATGTTTTGATAGAAGATTTTGGATGAACAGAGACTGAGACGGCAGAAGCACTGCTATTTTTTACAAATGAATATGTATTATTGCTTGAAGATCCAACATATGCATAATCTCCAGCATCATATTTTACATAAATATCAAATGCCTGTATCGGTCTTATATTAGACCATCTAACAACAATAAATTCTCCACTTATAGAAACAGAACCCTCTTCCATTTCTTCTGGTAACTTTATTCCATTTATGTTGTATATTGGTGACCACTCAGACACTCTATTTTTATCTTCAGATATTATTCTGTATCTAACATAATGCTTATTCTGTGCATCAACACCAGGTAGAGTTTCTTGTGAAATAATAACATTTTTAATTATTTCTGAAGACACTATACATCCACCCCAAACCTAAACTCTAAATAACTTGCTTTATTTTCAGACTTTACTATAGTTCTTTTATTGTCTGTTGTTAATCTCGTATAGCCAACAAGACCATATAACGGATTAATTATTGATGTATTCTCAAGTCTAAGTCCATCTAAAAGAACAAAATATTGATTTGAAGGTATATCATTTTCAATAACAGAACAATATACCTTTATCGTGTCTACGCTTGACCAGTTAAATCCGTTGCTGCTTTTAACTAAATCCTGTAATTGTTTTTTTATAACAAAATATCTATTATTAGAAAAATCTAAACTTTCATCAACAACAAATCTAGCCCATTCTCCACTTCCAAAAACAGTAGAATTAGAAAACTCTATGATAATTTTAACGGCATCTGGAACATATGAGTTAGAATCAAATTTATTTATTACTGAGAATGCAAGCCTTAATTCGTCTGTAGGAGTATTTTGTTTTAGATTAACATTTTCTCCAGTCAAAACAAGATGATTTCCTGGAGCAGTAACTGGAACTTGCTGTCCATCTTCTTCTATAATCTCGCAACTATCGCCAGCAAACGCTAAGGCTTTATTTAAAAATCTTGGTCTTTCATTTCTTATAGTACGAGCATTACTTGCTAAAACTCTGTTATCTGCATTAGTAGAAAATATTTTATGTGTGACTGTTATGTTATTACTTTTTTCATCATTTAGTCCATCATTTCCAGCGTCAAGCGGTGTGAGAACTTCACTAATTGCAGTTTGATCTGGACCTACTGTCCAGTTTTTATTAGTATCAAAAGAAAAAATTGTTTTACTATCATAAACTCCAGCATTCGGATTTGCTTTTGCTGACCAAACACCTATTTCTGATATCTCATATCTTTCTTCTGTCGGGACTTCTGCTGTTAAAACTATTTTAGAAACACCATCTTGATTAACATATCCCTTTGATGTTACTGGAACTCTTATCATCTCAAAATCTAAATTTTCTTTATTAGAAAAATCAAAATATATTGTTCCAGTAATTTCTTGCTGGGATATTGCATTTCCAGAATATTCAAATTCTAATATATTTTCATTAATGTCAACAATATTTTTTGTTCCGTCTATAGAACTTATATTTAATTTAACATATACAGAATCTCCAATTTCAAATTCATGATCTGGGCATGTTAAATATAATTTTGTAGGTGTAGCCAAAATGTCTGTAATGTTAAAACTTAAAGATGATATTGGCTTTGTACCGCAACCTATGGCGATATAGGAGGCATAAGATGTTGTCTGCCCAACCAGGTACTTTGATATTATGTTTTTGCCAATATTAGTTATCATGATATATCCTCAGTATATATTGTACCATCTGACAGGTCTATGGAGTTAAAAATCTGAACCTCTACCTGCTCTGATTTTTCCATATTTGTAACATTTATAACAAGGCTTCCAGTTATTGGGTCTATATAGACTATGTTGCAGTTAGGGCTTTTTACTTCAGACTCATAGTCATAATCATACCCCGTACCGCATTGAGGTATCTTTTTTGATAGTTGTATTGGGAAGTTTTTAAAATAGTCTAATGATGCGTCTTGCAATTTTAATATGTTATTTGGATTCCATGTAAAATAGAGCATGCTTATATTTTTAATTGGCTGATACAAAACATCAATGCCATTAATGAGGTCGTGTCTTGAAATATTTATTAACTCTTGGCCACCAATATCCTCAAAAACAAGATCAGTCATTATCTCTACTGGTATTGCTATTTCATTAAATATTTGAAGATCTGGGGTGGCCTGCTTTACTGCAGTTGATGCTGTTGTAGAAGCCTGTGGAGTTGGTGTGTTTGGTGTTGAAGATGTCATTGCTCTACCTGAGATAAGTATACAGTCATCTCTGGTCCTCCCGTAGTTTTAGAATATTCTATATTATAGACTACAAATCTTGTTATACCGCCGACAACATCTATTCCATTTTTAACACAATCTACAGAAACAATGTCTCCTAGTTGAATCATAGGGTTTGCAAATATTTTTAGACCTATGTTTTGTCTTGGTTTCATTACACGGTCAACAAACCATTCCATCATGGTGGTTGCTGAGTCTGCCGACTGAATATATACTGGACTGATATTAAATTCTTTATTTCCATATGTCATTCTATTTAATTTTATATCTTCAAAATTTTTCTTTAATTTAAACGGAGACCTAACTAATGAATCTCCAGATATTTCTTGATTTGAAAGATCCATATTTTTATTAAAATATTCATCAACACTTAGAACCGATGGATTTTGCTGTGTAAAAGTAATTCCCTGTATTCTTAAATAATTTCCAGATCCAGAGTCTAGTGTCAATGCTGTATCAGTTGAATTAAAAATTAAGAACTCAGCACCATAAGATCCTGCACGGAATCCAGAAACAGTATAACCTTTAACTCTATTAAAGGTAGGTGATAGTTTTGCATATAATGCTGGATATGCTTTGTCATATCTAATATTAAAATATGATGCTTCACGCATAATAGTTCCAAATTCATCAAAATACATATCGTATTCTGGAATTTGATTAGGGGATATACCAGCAAGATAAGTTGACTTAATGGCACCAGACATTGCATACTTTCTGAATGCCTCATTATTATCAACTTCGTCATCTCCAAAAACAGAATTCATTGGTGTGTCTAATTTTGTTACTGTTGATTGACTATAGTTGTTAGTAACTGCATATATATTTTCAAACATACATGTTGCTGACCCTCTTACAAATAAGCACATATTATTATACTTTGGAAGAGGGTTAACATCGTCAACTACCTTTAATAGTTTTCCATTAATATATAAGTAAAACCTTCTTACATTTGCTATATCTTTATACTCAACAGATAGATCATAAACGGTAGGAGTCTTTTCATTTACCATCCTATACTGTCCAGTGAACTTTCCATCATCAACAACAATTTGTCCCAGACTTTCCCAAAGTTTTACTGGAACAGCACTACTACTAGCAGAATCTTTTTTAATTTTATAAAAAATTATATTGTTAACATTTTTTATATCTTTAAGACTTTGTGTTCCAAGCGCACATATTTCAAAATAGTAACCGACATTTGTATCTGGATTTACCATAACTCCAATACCGCCAGAGCCACCAGATATATTAATATTTTTATCTGGAGTAGTACCAGGGATGGTATAAAGATATGACGCACCGTTTGGTGTCTGAGCCTGTCCAGTTTCTAATCTTCCCACAATTCTCATTCTAGTTCCAAAATGCACATACTTGCTATCTAATGGCTTATAGACATAACTCAAAAAGTCTCTTGGTGTTTCTGTTGTATTAAATTTTGGACCTTGAAAAACAAGTGCAGAAGATTGGATTGTTCCAGACTGTGTTGATAATTTTTGTAAATCAGTTTCTTTTACATTTGTAGTAGATAAAAAGTTTTTAATAACTCCAGATCTTACAGATTTTTTTGCCTGGTCATTATTAATACCAGCAGGACCTACTACAGTTGGTATTTCAGTTTTACTGCTATCAAAAATATATTCGGATTTCATACTACATCCACGGACGTTTGTATTATCTGCCCAATATGGATTAAGTCCAGCAAAATGATCTACTGGTGTTGTCCCAAACTGTCCACGGCCATGCTTTGCAACCGTACCGTTTTTTAATTTTATAACTCCATTTATTTCTTCATAATTTGGTTCGCAATAAATTCTAACTCTACCAGTGGGATATATTTTTCCATTGAATGGCAACTTTGAAAAATATTCAGAATATTCTTCTGTGCTGTTAATCCAAACATCGCCTACTCCAGCAACATTGTATTCTACTGCATCAAACTTAATAATTTCTCCATTTGCATAAAACAAGCCATTGTATCTTGTTATCCAATATACACCTTCTCCTAAACTAATAATATTATTTTTAATTTGTCTATTGCTTACATATGGAACATCTTTGGTCAAATCAAAGTTTAATGGTATTGCACATAACACATAGTTTGATTGATTGTTTATTTCACCGTTAATTGATTTTGTATTTTGAGTCCCGCCAACTTCCCATAAAAGAACTGGCTTGTATATCCAGGTTTTATCTTGATCAATCATTGTTGCTTGTTTAATTGAGCCGTATGACTTTTGGATATATCTAGATGTATAATTAATTTTCCCACCATTAAAAATATTAGTGGACTGTGAACTAACATTAATAATATTTGCTAGTTTATCTGATATTCTTTTATTCTTTATTCTTTCATCTCTAACAGAATCTTCAGAACCCAATAACTCTAAGTCAGTTGTTCTTTCTGTAGACTTTGGTAAAATATAAGACTTACTCATAACCACAAAATTATTATATTCATCAAAAAACATTGCACATTGAGATGAGACCGCAATATCTTGTAAAACCTGAGCAACGCTTTGATCTGGTCCTACAAAAAAGTATGGGATAAGTTGTTCAGACTCTCCTTCATTTCTTTTAAATACATAATTACTAAAACCAATATAATCCAATATTGTTGATACAGCAGTGCTAATAGAAACATTTGTCATTAGAAGTTGTGGAGCAGTCAAACTATCAAAATAAAAATATAAATCTTTTAAAGATAAAGAAACATGCTTATTTTCTTCTTTGCTATCTGGTAAGTTTTCTGTATACAATGTTTTAATTGGAACATAATAGTCATACTTTATTCCATTGCTTGATTGCAATACTCCTACTATTATCTCATAAATCTTTATTTGTATATTTTTATTTAAATAATTATTAATAATACTATTTTTGTTATTAATATTAAAGGAATCATCGTAGTCAAATAATTCTAAAGAACCGACTGATGCCAGCAATTGGCTAACTGGTAGTCCAGCAACGCCTAAGTCTGATGCTGATTTTGTAACATTAAAGGACACAGTTCTATCTGTTAAATTTGCAACAAGTCTTGGCGATAGTTCGATTAAATCAAAAATAGAATTTTTATTATGCATTGTATCTACAACAATTCTTATTCCAGAAATAAAATCAACTTCACGGTATACTGTTTGTCCAAGTCCACTATTAATAAATTTTGGAATGTCAACAAATTTAGTTACAAAGTTAGTCAAACGATCAACAGTTTCTTCTTCTAAATACCATCCATACTCTGGTATAAACTCTTCATAATCATTAATATCATCAATCCAGATATAGTACTTTCCCTGCTCATTTTCATTTTCAATAACCAAATATGCATATCCGTTTACATTTTTTTCTGGTAATAATGTTGAACTTGATAGTGTTTCTGCATAAATAAAGATATCTCTATATTTTTCTGGAACCTTTAAGCCGTATGCAATCTCTACATATCCATCACTTTTAATAATATCTGAGCCGTCTTTTCTTTTTGATGTTGATGTAAATGATATTATATCTGTCCAGTTATTATTTTTAAGTACTTGAATCTTCCACTTTTTCGGTGTTTGTCTATTGGTGTTTCCATAAAATGGATCTGAAAATGCTGTTGAGTTATTTGAGAATGTACCTAAATCTATTGAGCCTATATGTGTTTGTATTTTTGTCACAATTCTATTAACTGGAACATTATTTTCATAAACAACAAATGGTGCAGTGTCACTAATAAAATTATCACCATTGATTGATTGAGAAACACCATACTCTGTAGTTGAAACCATCTCTCCGTCTTTTTGTGTTCCTTCATTGTCTACATAGGTTGGTTTGGCGCTGTAGATAACTTCAGTTCCATATTGATGCTTGTACAGTGATTCTGTTCTTATAGATGTCCAATATTTGAATAAATCATTTTTATCTGGCATGTAATATCTTGGACGCTTTGCCATATTAATATTTGGATGATGCAAATATGTTTTGTCTATATACCGTGCTTTATTTATTCCTGATCTTGGCCTAAATGGCTTAAAGCAATCCTCTAAAGAAAAAAGTAAATTATTTTTTTTATTCTTTTTTAAAAATAAAAACGGTTGACCTTCATCATCAAATGTTCCGTCTATTATTATGTCTGCATCAGTTGCATTTGTATAATAATATCCATTATCGTTAATATCAAAAGAGTTTGGAATATTTTTATAAAGACTATTTGTTTCTGTAGGTCTATATCTATAGTTTCCTATTTTTAAAATATTTGTTGGAATATTCATGTTCCATTCTGCTATTACGGCAGATTGAGTTGAAACAGAAGAAGACTCATATAAATGCTTTTTAAGATCATCAGAATCAAACATTATGCCTCTTCCAACGATAAAGTAACATTCCACAAATCAAAATATTGTCCTCTTTTAACTACATCATAATTAAAACTTGAAAAAAATACTTCAATTACTTCATTATATTGGTTAAGGTGTGCATACGAAGCATCATTGTCTCCAAAATTTCTATAATTATCATATGCCAAAAACATCCAAAAAGATCCCTGATGGTTGTTATACCAATTCAATAGTTCGTTTCCTCCAGCACCGCCATCCACCGTGTATGATGCTTCTTGTCTGTTTGGCAAGCCAGTAACACCGTCGTACTCAGAAACTCCATTAGCATCAAAATCTGGACGCAATGCATATGCTCTTGATGGAAGGTTATCCCAATTCATTGATATGTTTAGTTTATCGGCAATATGATAAGACCTCATTCTGCCATTAATCATTCTTTCCTTTTTTTCAATTCTTGTGTTAGAAAAATTAAGACTCTTTCTATTATGATCAGATAAAATTAAAAACTCATCTGATAGAGAATCTTCTCCATCATTATATGCGCCTATCTCAAGTCCTCTTGGTACATAAAGTCCGTCAACAAGGGTTCCTGGATTATTTGACCACAATATTGATTGTGCTCTATGGTATTTTTTACGACCAGACATGTATAATTCTGTAGCCATTATATTCTAACTCCTGTAATTCTTTGAGAATCTATTCTCTTTAATTGTACCATTACTGCATTTGCAATCTCATCTGGCTTTGCATCAGACTTAACATTAACATTAATGCTGTAATTATATACTGACTCTCCAATTGAATCGCCATTATTAATTGCTTTCATCTTATCTAAGCCGTAAGAGTTGACAGCATACCTACTCATTATAAATTCACCTGGGGTTAATAATGCTGGTACAGTATCTGTACCTATTGGCTTAATTCTACCGCCATTGGCGTACCCTCGAATAATTAATCCGCCAGAAGATCTGTCATTAATTCTATATCCAGTATATGTTGGTTTTGGTGTTGGGTTCGCTGCAGCCCTCATTGCAGCAATTTTTGTTTGTTCATCTACAATAGGTGCCTTAGTAGCATTACCACCATACAGATTTGTTCCATACTTGCTATCTGCTGCAGCAAGTGCTCTATCCATTTGAGCATCTGTTACATAATTTCTTCCGCTTGCAGTCTTGGCATCTGCATTTATTTTATTTACATATGCCTGAGCATTAGCAAGGTTTGTTGCAGCGTCTACCTTATCTTTTGCTTCCGCATCATTCTTTTTTGCTGTGTCTAATATTTCTTCTGCCTGCTTAACAATTGGAGAAACTGCAGGAGAAGACATTGATGAGTATGATTGAATTTTTGCTAGGGTTGCATCCCATGCTGAATTTATTGCATTTACTGCTGCTAAAAGACCAGCAAGTGCTGCACCAAAATTTTGCGCTGCCAATGCAGATGCATCAATCTTTGCCTTAACTCTTTCCCATTCATCTCTATTCATTCCAAGAACGGTTATTTGTTCTACAAGTGCGTCTATCTGATCTTGCAATAATTGATTCTCATATGTCAGATCATCAATTTTTCTTTCTAATGGCTCTAGTTGTTTTTCTTGTATATCATAAATCTCATCTTCTTTTTTACGTATTTCTAATAATTTTGCCTCACGCAATTCTTCAAGTTTATAAATTTCATCTTCAAGTCTAAGCATTTCTGCTTTAATAGCAGTTCTTTCTGGACTAGTTTCAATCCTGTACAACTCTTGCTGTATCTGATATTGTCTTTCTTGAATTTGCTCTTGTGTCAAACCACTTTCTGGCCCCACTAATGCATTAAGTTCGTTGGTTCTTGATTGTTCAAGCGCAGCCATTGCTTGATCTTGGAACATTCCAGATGCATCGGCACGACTTTGTTGTACTGCAGCAGCAGCAGCAGATATATCTCCTTCAGTAATTGCATCTGCAAGTGTAAGTTGATTCTGTTGCTGTTTGGTTATTTGATCATTTATTTCTGCAACTTTTCTTAAAGATTCTGCCTGCTTATCATATTTTTCATTAATAGCATCTGACTGATGAGATATTACTTGTAAATCATTAGAAAGTTTATTTGACTCTTGATTTAATTGCTCCATGTATCTATTACTGAGTTTAAAGTCAAGATTCATCTTCTTTCCGCCGATTTCGTACTCTCCACCGACTTCTAAGGTTCTATTAAAATCGCTAATCTTTTCATTCATATCCTCAATAGGACGAGTATAATTAATTTCAATTTCTCTTTGCATATCAGATATTTCTTCATTAATATCTTCAATTTGTTTTCTGAGTGCTCTTGCTGCATTTTCTGCAGCCTTAATTTCTTTTGTATTGGCCTTCATCTTATCAACCATCGCTGTGCTTCTTGGATCAGCACCAGTTCTGATTAATCTTTCTTGAATATCAAACATCTGATCGACTATATCTCTGCCCTCTGCTGCTGCTCCAGCGAAGTCACCCTTGTTCATCTTTGTCTGTATCTCGATAACTTTTCTTGCAGGAATAGAATTTAGATAGTCTGCAATTTCTTTTGCATCAATTTTTCCATCTTTTAGATCTTCAATTAATACCTTTGCTAATTGTGGGTCATTTAAAACTTCATCAATTTGTTCTACAGACATTCCAGTTGCCTTTAATGATGATGCAAGTTGTGGCATTTGTTGTAATAACTTAAATTCTTCATTTTTATTAATCATGTCATTAATAACTTTTTGGCGTTCAAGAGCACTATTTGCTTCTTTAATATCTTTGACAAATTGTTTCATTTCAGTTGATCCAGTTTTACCAACTGCTCCTGCTGCAACAGCAGAGGCTACTGCTTGATCTTCTACAACTGCAAGCGCCTCTGTTGCACTCATTCCAGATGCCACTAATTGATTAAATGCTGTATTTTGATCCTTAATATCTTGAACTGTTTCCTTTTGAGCCAACTGGTACTCTCCAGCCTGTGCTTCTCTGTATGTTTGCATAATTGCCTGTCCAGTTTTGGTTAGGCCAGTTATGTTTGATTTTGTCTTTGGCTTTCCTTCTGCAAACTTAAATATTGCCTTATCACCCTTAAGGTTTGCTAATTTGCTAAAGTCTTCAGATGACATACCCATAATCATGTCTCTAAATTCCTTTGGAACTTTCATCTTTAACATTCTTTGCTGCAAACCATCAAATATGGTAAACATCTTTGATGCATCCTTTTGAGCCTTTTTACTTGTAAATGCTGCAATCATTGACTGTAGTGGCTTTGTTGCATCGAATGCGCCGTCACGAACATTTTTAATTCTCATTGCAAGAGAGTCTAAGAAATCTAATGGATTATTTCCTTTACCCGCATCCTTTGGACCTGCTGGAGGAATATTAGCCTTAATAGTTTCAATGCTTCCGTATTTTGCCTCTGTCTGCTGATTTGCTATCTTAGCAGCCTGAGTTGGATCGTTAAGGGTTCCAGCAGTGTAATATTCAAATCTTGTCTTATAAACATCTTCATACTCTTTAGAACCTTTAGCCCCAGCACCCAGTGCTTCTAGTTCTGCCTGCTTTGTTGCCCAGGCTCTTCTAGCATCTTCATTTTCAAAATGAATTAAATTATCATAAAGTGCTGTATATGTTTGCAGTGCTTCTTTTTGAACTACATCTGGCATTGCACCGTAATAATCCCAGTTGTCAATTACACCCTGCATATTAACATTATTGTCTTGTCCAAATTTAGTAACGACTTCTTTTGTTATTGGAGATTTAAGTGCTTCAATGTTATTTAGTTTTTCAGATAATGCTATAAGTCCTGTTAGACCTACAGTCTTTATATATGCTTCCATATCTATTTCTAAACCATCGCTTTGTTGTAATAAAGCCATAGCATTAGAAACTGAGTCAAATTGTTGTGGGTTACTCTTTGATAATCTAATTAATGCGCCTATATTAAGTTGAGAACTCTTTTTATCTTTAAAGTTTTTAAAGAATCCAAACAGTTCTGCGGTCTTTTGTCCGCCAACTGTTCTCATTCCAATATTAACTAATGCGTCTGCCTCTTTTAGATTTCCTTTAAAAATTTCAAGAATTGTATTAACTTGATCTGGATTCATTTGTCCAGACTCCATAACCAATTGCATTTTTGCTTCAAATGATTTAGCAGCAGCAATGTCCATTGTTCTATCTGTTTTCATAAACGATGGATCTTCGTCAGACCTTGCTAAGGTATTTAGTGCCTGTTGAGCAGATCCTTCAAATGCTGTTCCTTTATATTTGCCCTTAACATTACCCTTTAATGCATCAAAATAAGCATCTTCTCTTCTTCCAACATCGCTTAACCAACCCAAACCAGTCTGTCCACTATTTATATTTTCATTGAATCCTGAAACCGCACTTTCTAATCTAGCAGCAACCAATGAGTTCATTCTTTGCATTCCAGCAATTTGCTGATCCTGCATTGCCTTTATTTTTGTTTCTATCTCTAATTGCTTTTGTTTATCGGTTGTTGCTGCCTTTTGTGCTTCTAAAGATTTTATTTGATCTTCATAATATAAAGCCATAGCGTCTGCTTGTGCTTGTGCTACCTCAATTGCATTAGAACTTGATGCAGCAAACTCTGCTGCCAAACCAGAACCACTTGCCTTGCCGATTAGACCAAGAGTTCCTATTTGAGACCATATGCTGTTAGATCCTTGATCGCCACTTTGTAATTTAGATAAAGCATCTTGTGATCTAATATCTGCAACATTTGCAATTCTAGTTCTTACAGCAAGAGGATCTTTTGTTAAATCTTCTCCATCTCTTCCTATTAATGATCTTAAATATCCATCAACCTGCATTGTAATTGACGAATCTTTAAGATTAACTCCTAATTGATACGCAATATCTGAAGCAAGTTTTCCAGATATAGTCCCGTCAGAAACTGCACCTGCAAGTTGCATAGCAAAAGTTTTTGTCGCTACATCCATTCCTTGTTTTTGAAGAACTTCTGTAAAGGTCTTTTGCATTTGTTGTCCAGCCTCACCAGACATAAATCTTTCGCTTGCATCTGTTCCTTTTCTTGCAGCCTCATTGTATAATCCAAAAGCAGATCCACCTCTGCGCTTTGACATAATTTCAGAAGCACCGACAGTGCCCTGTTGTTCACCAATCTTCTTTAATAAGCCTGCAGTAATTGATGTTTGCTTAACATATGTTGCTGTTGCTTCTGCTGCTTTAGTTAACTTATCATTAAGTACTTTAGCACCTACACCAAGTGCTGCTATTGCAGTTACTGCCCAACCAACTGGACCCATTCCAGCAAGCATTGGGGCAAATTGAGCAACCATTGCTCCAGTACCAAGAGCAGCAGTTACTCCAGTTGGCGCACCCAATGCACCTGCTGCCATTGCTGCAACACCTAATCCTCCAGAAACCTTTCCAGAGAATCTTTGAACTTTTTCTTTTCTTAAACCTCTTTTTTCAGCAAGAGCCTTTTTCTTTGCCATCTTTCTTTCTTTGCTTGTCATTATTGGAGATGATGCTCCATATGGAATCATTTCTCCAGTTGCTGGGTCTATTAGTGTTTGTGCTCCGTCTGGTATGCTTGCCTGATCCATTGCTTGCTGTGCATTTATTCTAGCAGCATCTAATTCTTCTTGTTTTGCCTGTAGTGTTTCTTGTTCGACCTGTTGAGTCTTGTCTAAAATTTCTGATCTATCTTGATCAGTTTGAGAAATAGCATCATTTAGTTGACCCTGTGTAAGCAGATCCTGATTTGTAGTTTCTAATACTTCTGCATTTCTTTGTGTTGTATCCTTAACATCCGTCATTGTTATGGTTGTTTGATTTGCAATATTTGCTGCTTGTTCTTGTGCCTGTGCTGTTTGTTCTGTCTTTTCTGCCAATACTTTAGCGCTCTTAATAGTCTTCTTAGATGAAACACGAATGGATGCAGAAACAGAATCAGTCTTTTGATCTTCTGCAATTGGCTGGACTTTTCTTCGTCCTACGCCCCTCTTTCTTCTTTGTCTATCTTGAGACTTTAATACCTGTCTTATATCTCTGTTTTCTTCATTATTTAAGTCATCATAAAATGCTTTATTTGCTAAATCCATTCTGCTTACTTTATCTGCAGTCTCAGATGCAGTAGGTAATGCAGCATTTGCAAGTCTATCAGATTGTGCTTTAACAGCAACTTCTTTTTCATGCATTCCAATTATTAAACCGTCGCCAATATCATTTCCTGTTTTCTTGCTCTTCTTTGATGGAGATGCAGTTCCTGCACCATCATTCAATCCATCTATAGTTGTTGTTCCTAAAATTTGTCCGCTTGTTCTTGCTTCACGATTTAATACTTTTGCATTTCCTGTTTCTGGACCGAATGGAGTTTTTGTTTTAATTCCAGCCTCTGATGCTGCCTGATTTAGCATCTGCAACTCTTCTTCGCTTACGCTTATTCTTATTGCAGTTATAGTTTCTTTTGCTTTTTTAATTAGTGCACTAAACTCTGGTGCTATTGTTTGAATTTGTGCTTCAACTTCAGCAGATAATCCGTGAATTACGTCGTCTGTTAATAAATCTGGAATAGGCTTATTGGCATTTTGCTCTTGCCATAACTTAATTTTTTCTAATAGTGCGTCGTCATAAATTTGTATTTGACCCTGCAAAGAATCAAAATCTGCACCCATAATTTTTGTCATCTGCTCCCATTTTGCAGATCCAGTTCTTTCAAACTCAGAAACAAAGTCTTTTACTAAACTTCCTTTACCAAATTGTTCTTCATATGCAGCAGCAGAACCTTTGCTTGCCATACCTCTATTAATATTTCCACGCATACTATAACCAAAAGCATCAGCAACTCTAAAGTCTTTTCCTCCGAGTCCTTGACTTTCCATTACATCTAGCGCCTTTGCAACTGAAGGCTTTAGGCTCATTCCTCTTAATTCTTCTAATGTTTTTACTTTTGCAGTTCCTACGTGTGAAAATTGATCTCTCCATTGCTGATCAATCTTTGGCGCATATGCACCCATCCTGCTCATGCCTTTTTCTACATCAAATCTCTTTCCTATTGAAGATATATTACCTTCAGTTACTCCACCTTCTAGTTGCCTTGCTTCATTAACGATATCTTTGAGTTCGCTAATTATTGCTTCTCTGACACCCTCTAAAGTTTCCTTTGATGTATCTGCTAAAACTTTGCCAGTTCTTTTGGCATAACTTATTAATTCCTTATCTGATAAATCTCTGATTCTTCCTAATTCATTAA